TTGGTTCTTCTGGAACTACGCTGACGTCGGAAGCTTCACGGTCGGTTGCGCCGGATGCCTTAGCAATCTCGGCTTGGAACTTCTGGTATTCAGTGGCCTCTTTCGGGTCGTTCAAATAGCGGTACATGCGGTACATGAGACCTTGGCGGTACACAGCCGAGTAGCTATCAGGAATCGGTGCCCACGTATCAGGCAACTGCACCTTCAATGGGGGCGTCTTCTGGTAGATCAACTGGACGTCCCAAATCGTTGAACCCGGGACGTACATAAAGCGAACCTTCAAAGTACCGTCGCCGTTGTCTTGAAGCACGCAAACCTTCTCTGGGTTCGCAACCTTCGTCCACTTCTGGATTTCCTTCACAGCGTTCAATGGTCGACCATCACGGGGTGAGCCTGTGTCGTTCAACTGCGACATGTTGGCCGAAGCCAACCAGCCGAAGTCGGTGATGCCCGGTGCGCCACCTGCGTCGGAGTTGTTCTGACCGCTGGTTGCAGGGAATGTGAATGAGGTTGTGGTAGGAGTTGATGCAATCGTCCAGCCGCCCGACCAAAGAGAAGAACTGCCGTTGTCGGTGAACACCGAGTTGTACTTGCTAGCGGTGCCTGTCGACATCACGACGCCGTCAAGGTAGACGGTGTCGCCAACCGAGAATCTGTGTGCTTCCAAGGTCGTAACAGTGACTACGCCAGCCGTGACGGTGATTGCGTTGTTGCTGGAAAGACCGATGTTGGCACCAGTGGACGTTGAGCCTAGAGTGAATGCCTTTGCACCAGCGATAATGTAGTCCTGCTTATTCAATGCAGTTGCAAAGCGTGGCATCTCTGCACGGTTGAACTTCCAATCGATCTGCGACATCAAGATATCGCTCATCACGTCGTTGCAGAGTGATAGCGCTGGCTCATTCGTGTAGCCGCCCACACCCGACAACGGGAGTAGATCGACGTGCGTTGAACACAAATTGACGACGGATTGTAGCGTTACAGTAGAATTGCTCATCTTGTCCTGTGGGGTACTACGGAGAAAATTAATGGAGCAGCTTTATCGGACTGCTCCGTGAGTTATGACACCGCCAGTATTCTTCGCCGAAGCGTTTCTCTGGAATTTCGTGTGGGTTACGCGAACAACCCGCTAGCATCGGTGTTTTGGAATACTTTATTAAACAACACCGTGTTAAAAATAATGTCCTTGCGGCTGGTTTGAATGTCTTTCGGGAAATGGACTAATTGGCTCTCAGGCCGGATGACCGCTCGGCACACTTGGCACAACACATACCCACCAATGTCATCAGAAACAAACACCGTATGTGCGTGCTTAGGTCTTCCACCTTCATGCTGACAAACCTGCTTCTGGAAAGCATCGTTGTCCATTTTCTGCTTAATTTGCGCTGATGTTTCCAGACGGGTCTGATTGTCCTGTTCAATCTGTTTCTTCTGCTGGTCTAGTTTTGCCTGTTCAATCTCGTTTGGGGCTTTTGCGGCTTTAACAGCTTCACTCACTGCCCCCGCAATAATATTCTTCAGGTCATCTGCCGTCAGACTTACATTCTTCACTGCTGTTTCGTTTGCCACTTTTACTGCTCCTTTGGTCGCAATCCGCGACGCTTCGGCTTACAATCCGCAAACCGATTAATTTCTGAAACCTTGCAACTGTTCTTCAAATCTCCACGAACGCTTACCCATCGCTGGGCCAAATTCCTCTTCTGCTTGCTGATAGGTGATTACTCCGTTCTTTACCATTGAAATTAGAATTGAACGCCACCCGCGAAGTTCCCTGTGGGGTCTACCTCGCTCATCAACTGTTACGGTGCTGTATTCAGGAAGAGGTTCTTTAGGGCATCCGGTGATATATTTATGAGCCTTGAACCATTCAGAGCGAGAGAAATCGTTGTGGTCTTCGTTGTAGGACTGTTCCACCTCTAATTGGGTCTTTAAATCATAAAAGGCAATATTACCGGGTGAGCCATCTCGGACTTTCAGGTTGAAGTTCAACTTTTGAAGTTTGCGAATGAGTTCTTGATAAGGCATCTTTGGGCCAGCAGAACGCTCGATGTCTTCTAATTCACTTTGACCTACAATTTTCTGGCGGTCAGTTATTGCCCTGTTACGTTCTTTTAATTTTGCCAACCCCTCTTCGGGATTCAGTTTCTTGTCACCCAAATCTGAACTGTCATTGAGAACCAACATGAATTGGTGCCTCTCTATCCTGATAAACTGCTATTAGTAACTCTGGGTTGGAAGAAATGATGATTGAACGATTTGGATAACCTGCGGCTTCGGTGAAAATCTGTATTGCCATCAACCGGGCTGCATTATCATCAGCAACAGTAAGCAATGTGTCTGAAAAACGACTTGCGAGCGGTACATCTAAGGGGTCAATGATGATTGAAAAATGAACTGGGGTGATTCTTAGAATGTCGTGGATGCTTTGCTCTTGGGCGGGTGTGATGCTGCGGGAAACGATATAGAAATTCGGGATGTGAGGATACTGGCTTAAGTCATCCGTAATAACACTAGCTGAAGCTGGTAGAGGCATATTTGATTAGGGGACCCATCTGTGGTGGAACAAGAAGGCGGGAATTTAAAAGTGAGATTAGAGGGGTGTTTTTTAGGCACCCCTCCGTTCTCTGCAACAGTTACGTTGACTGTTGAATGTTGGTTAAACTAATTATCCGATGGACGACTCGCCACGAATCCGGCGGAAGCCATTCGTGCTGCCAGTGCGCTTGGTAACTCCGAAGAAGAAGTTATAAGCAGCAGCAGCCGCAATCTGGTTTGCGGGATCAACGGCGATGGGCTGGTCAAACTTGGAAACCTTGACAGAAAAGTTCTTCTGTCCGAGTTCCGTCTTGCCCAGGCTGGATGCGATGAACGCATTCAAGCCGAACACATAGGCGTGATAGCCGTTGTGCGAGCTAGACTGCCAGTTGGTTTCAGTCGGGAGAGCGTTGGATTCGTACCACTCCACTCCACCAACATTACCAACACGCGCTCCCTTGATTCCAACCAACGCCGGGTTTTCCGACGCCAGAGAATCAGCGTATTTCTGGAGGTCAAGAGCACCACCCGCCGCGTTGTCATTAACGAGGTCATAAGCCATCAGGGATGGAATGACGCCGAAATACAAACCGTTGGGCTTGGTCTTGATGTTGGCATTGCGAAGTTGCCAAACAGCCTTACGCGCAATCGCGGCGGTCATATAAGAACCGTCGTTGATTTCGATTCGGGTGTTGCTGTCCGAGTTCGACGCAGTGTCAACAGCCGTGGAAATCACGGTATCAACGCTGAGCGCACCACGGAACGCCAGTTCTGCCGCGCCTTCAGCAACGGTGTCGCTGATTGCGGTGAGAACAACCTTATCCGAGAAGCTGACATAGTCAACATACTGGGACAAGTTGAGCGTGCGAACGTTCTGGGTCAGAGTCTGACCAGAACCCGGCGTGCCTTCGGTTGCAGCGGTCGTGTTAGCGGTGAACGCGCTGTAGTCGAAAATTTGCATCGCAACGCCATTCTTGTCGGGCATGGTTTTGAGTTCGCATGCGGGATACAAGAACAGGTTGGAGCGGAGTGTATCGAGGGCAACACGATCATAAAATACTGTCGGATATGCACCCAGACCGCTAGAAAGTACTGATGCGGCTGAAGGAAGAGCCATTTAAATATTCCTCTTGCCCGTTAGGGCATTACACGTATCAAAAGCAACTTGGCTCTATGACATCGTGTTTCATTCACAGCGCAGAACTATCAGTTAGGTCAATCCGACTGCTCTAAATGTTCTGGTTGTTGTACAACTGCGAATGAGAGGCAAATCCTGTCTCCCACTCTAAAATCGTTTGATATGCTTAGCTTAGCCTTGACTTACGGTCTAGTTCCCGTAATTTATCTAAAGGCATGTTATAAAGATCATCTTCTGTTTGTTCAGTTACGCGAACTGGCTGCACCCTAACGCGGGACGACAATCCTGATGCTCGTTTCGGGGCAATCCTTGGGGCTGGTTTCGGCTCAACCTTGGTGGCAGGTTCCTTTTCGGTTACGTCAGTGCTCTTGAGTTGAAGCAATCCGCTTTCACTCAAATCACTGAATGCTTCCTCAAGAAAACTGTGAAAGTTCACTTCCTTGCCAGTACGCTCTGCATCGGCAACTAACAAGTTGACCGCTTTTTCTAGTCGTGCGCCATTTTGCTTATTTGTTACAAATTCTGGGTGTGTTGCAATGAACTGGCTTGCGGCTGCATTCTTCTTATCTTCGATGGACTGCTTCTGTTGGGCTTCGTCGAATGCTTCAACGCGCTCCCACTTGGTCTTGAAGTGTTCAATATCGACGCCCGTGGTGTCCTTAAACAGTTTCTTGAACGCTTCTGTTGGTTTGGTCATCAATTCCTGACCGTAGATGTATTCGTTGTCGGCGTCGTCTTTTGCCTTCTGTGCCGAGAATTTTTTCAGGTCTGCGGCTTGCTCACGAATCTTACGAGTGGCGTTCTTCTGTGCTTCCGCCAACTTGTCCAGCAGTTTTTCCAGCGTGGCAGCCTTGAACACTTGCACGCCCGAGCCGTCGCCTAGGTCGATGGTACGAGTGAACTTCTCTTCGTTCTCTTCCTCGTCATCTTTGGCTTCTGCTTCCTCATCCATGATTTCCGGCTCAGCGTTTACCTTCGGTGTGGCCTTCTTTACTTCGACCTTCGGTGCTGGTGCTTGCTCATCGGCAAGTGCGCGGAGTTCTTCCAAGGACAACTTCTCTAAATCTTGCTCATTCAGGTCAACCGAATTCACTCCATCAATTGCTGCCTTAATCTGTTCACTCATCTACTTCCCCTTTGGGGTCAATCCGACCCGCTCCAACTGCAATCCGCAGTTGGTTGATGCTTAATCCATGCTTACTTCATTCCATTCATCATTGTTATCTGCTGTCTCAACCTGCTTTGCGGATTCAAGAGACAGTAAAAACTGTTTCCAGAACTTACGAGCAGAACGTGCATCTGTTATCAGCCTGTCTGCCTTGTCTTTCTCTTCTTCATCCAGAGCACTCTCAGTCATCTGTTTAATAACAACATCAGCACGCTCAGTGATGAATCTCCAGCCCCGAGTACTCATGGTCTGGATAAGTTCTTTCTTAACCACAAGAATGTCTGACATTACTGTTGTGCTCCCGGATTACTCATCTGATCGAGTGCTTGTTGGGCTTCATCAGCGTGGCTCTTAGCCATTTGGCGAATGATTGCGACACCCGCTTGAACGGTTCCCTTTTCATTTATCGCAGCCATGTCGTTCTCATGCTGCTGTTGGGTCTGCTGCGCTGTTGCTTGAGCCTTGATGAGCGCTGCGTTACTCTGCTGAGCACGCTGTTGGTCTTCTGGACTCATATCAACGATAAGCGAGTCGATATCCCAGCCATTGAGTTCAAGGGCTTCGTCAAGCAGCTCGGCATAATCGAATTTCTTGCCTTGCAAGTTCAACGAGTCCTGTACCGGTTGCTGAGTCACCAACTGCACGATCATGGGGATGAGTTGAGCGGCGGCTTGCTTGGACGCCAATTTCACACCAGCAAGAACTTCAACTTCAACGTTAGCGTTGTAGACTTCCAGCACATCGCCTTGGTAAGCCTTGCCGTCCTCGTCCGTGAGAATCTGTTGAATCTGTTCCTTGGTCAGGTGCTCTTTGCACATCTCAAGGAATGCTTCCAAGGTCGGAATGAAGACCATGGAAATGAACAGTTCAAGGAAATACTGAATGCGTTCTGCCACGTTTCCCGCATACGAGCTAATGCCTGATGCTGTACGGAGAGCCTGTGTTGGAGCATTGGTTGCATCTTGAGCGCCAACACGCTTTGCAGAGCGTTGTTCTGATGCTGAGATAGCATTCTGTGCTTCACCGGAGACTGACGGGGTGATGAGTGGCTTCAATTCCCCGGATTCGGTAACAACCTTGCCCGGTGACAATGTAATCTGTTGTGTTCCCGCGCCAAGGCCCTTCAATATCTGATAAACCGGGTTCAATGACAGCGACAGCGTATCCACCCAAGTGTTAAGTACACCGACCTGCAAGCGCTGTTCGCCTGCCAAAAGTTTGGCGACGCCGAAACCGATAGCCGAACCTAGGACATCAATGAATGCACACGACGGGAAAGGCAAGCTGGTAAATTCAGATTCCTCATTGCGGATGCAGATACAACGCTGTAGTATGAGGTGCTCCCCATCCTTCGGACCAAAATTTAGCCTTATTAAGGTGGATCGCTGTCCGCAATACAGTATAGATAGATCCTTGTT